ATGTGATTTAGTAACAGGAGAATGTTATACAATCAGAGAAAAAGACGGAATTGTAGAAAGAATAAATAAAAAATACGTTACAAACGACGGTAGACAATTATTACAAGATTAATACTATGTTAGAGAAAAAATTACACGAAGAATTAAATCGTTATAAAGCCATAAACAATTACAATTATGGTAACAATAAAATATTAATGGAACAAGCTGCTCCTCCTGCTGAGGATCCTACAGCTGTTCCACCTGCACCAGACGCGGCAGGAGCACCTGCACCTGATGCAGCTGCAGCAACACCTCCCCCACCAGCTGACGCTGCAGGAGCAACACCTCCACCACCTGCTGAAGAAGATACTGAAGAAATCGATATTACTGATTTAGTTAATATGACTAAAAGTATCAAACAGGACGTTGAAAATAATAAAAATGACTATAGCGGAGCCATTCAGAAAATGGACGATGTTTTCAGTAAATTAGGAGACTTAGAAACAAAACTTAGTGAAATGGATGCTTTAATGCATAAAATAGATTCATTAGGTGCTAAGATTGAACAAATGAAACCTGAAACACCTGTTGAAAAATTAGAAATGCGTTCTTTAGATTCATATCCATTCAACGAGAAACCAGATCAATTCTTTGCTCATAAACAAGATGAAATGAGAAAATCAGGTAAAAATGAATATGTTTTAACAAAAGATGACGTTGCTAACTATTCAAATGACCAAATAAAACAAACATTTAATCCTGAAGAGCAAGAAGATGAATATAAGTTCTAAAGTTAAGTTTCTTTTAGAAACTCAATTACAAGTTAAAATAAACCATTGGCAAACAAGAGGTTATGCAAGACATAAAGCTTTTGACCAATTATACGAAGAATTAGGTGACTTAATTGATACCTTTGTTGAAACAGCAATGGGTAAGTATGGTAGATTTGTTTTAGAAGAAAACGATAAAACTATTCATCTTGATAATTTATCAGAAATTGATGTTAAATCAATGATGATGAATGTAAAGAAAGCTTTAATTCAATTTACACAAGAATTTGAAGAAATAGATACTGATTTAATGAACATTCGCGATGAGATATTAGGAACAATGAATCAAATTAGTTATTTATTGACTTTACAGTAAATTTTAAGAATTTTTAAAAATAATTGAACCCGGATTTTTTAATTCGGGTTTTTTTATTTATATTTTACATATAAGATTTAAAAACTTAAAATTTAAAAAACATGAGCACTTTTGATGCAGTACTAGCGCAGTACGAAAAAAACAAAAACACCGCAAGCGGTAACCAAAACAAAATTTCACAAGAGGACAGAATGAAAAAGTATTTCACTACTGTTTTACCTAAAGGGGTTAAAACAGCTGAAAAACGTATTCGTATTTTACCTACAAAAGATGGTTCTTCACCATTTGTAGAAGTAAAATTCCACGAAATTCAAGTGGATGGCCAATGGATGAAACTTTATGACCCAGCTCAAGACGGAAAACGCTCTCCATTAAATGATGTTTATGAGGGTTTAATGATGACAGGTGTTGAATCTGATAAAGAATTAGCAAGAACTTATCGTTCTCGTAAATTCTACATTGTTAAAGTTATCGATCGTGATAATGAACAAGATGGACCAAAATTTTGGAGATTTAAACACAATACAAAACAAGAAGGTATTTTAGATAAAATCGTTCCAATTTGGAGAAACAAAGGTGATATTACTGACCCTCAAAAGGGAAGAGATTTAATTATCACTTTGAATTTAACCAAATCAGGAAACGGTAAAGATTACACTGCAGTGAATTCTGTAATTCCTGATGATGCTTCTCCTTTAAACGCGGATGATAGCGTTGCACAATCTTGGATTGCTGATGAATTAACTTGGTCAGATGTTTATTCTAAAAAATCTGAAGATTACCTTGAAATGGTTGCTAAAGGTGATGTTCCAAAATGGGACACTGCTTCAGGTAAATATGTATCAAGTTCATCAAATGATGAAATGATTGCAGCACCTGTAAAAGCAACACCTGTGGTTGACCCACAAGAAGATGCTGAGGTAGATGAAGATTTACCTTTCTAATTATCAATGGAGGGTCTAATTATCAATGGAGGGGTGGAGATAACGTCAGAAACCCCATTTTTTAAAAAAACAAAATTATGGCAGGAATAAAGAAAAATAGTTTCGAATCAATAAAGGCAAAATTCTCTAAAGAAGCTACCTACAAACCAGATAGATTCTTAGATTTAGGTGATGCTTTTTTAGATGCAACAGGAATACCTGGACCTGCAATTGGTCATATCAATATGTATTTAGGTCACTCGGATACAGGTAAAACAACCGCACTTGTAAAAGCAGCTGTTGATGCTCAGAAGAAAGGAATCATTCCTGTTTTCTTAATTACTGAACAAAAATGGAGTTGGGAACACGCTGAATTGATGGGATTCGATAAAAGTGGAGACTATCTTTTCAATAGTGATTTTGAATACATTGAACAAATTACGGATTATATTAATGAATTATTAGATGCACAAGATAAAGGTGATTTACCTCACGATTTATTGTTTATGTGGGATTCAGTAGGTTCAGTTCCTTGTAAAATGACTTACGATGGTAAAGGTGGTAAACAACACAATGCATCAGTTTTAGCTGATAAGATCGGTATGGGTATCAACCAACGTATATCAGGTTCGAGGAGAGATGATAAAAAGTATACCAATACTTTAATCATTGTTAATCAACCTTGGGTAGAATTACCTGACAATCCATTTGGACAGCCAAAAATCAAAGCAAAAGGTGGAGAAGCCATTTGGTTAAATTCAACTTTAGTGTTCTTATTTGGTAATCAGAAAGGCGCAGGAACTACTAAAATTTCTATTACAAAAGATAAGAGAAAAGTAAAAATTGCAACAAGAACTAAAATCTCAATTATGAAAAACCACGTAAATGGTTTAGGATATGAAGATGGACGTATCTTGGTAACATCACACGGTTTTATGTCAGGCAAAGATGATACTGAAGAAAAAAAATCAATTGAGCTTTACAAAAAGGATTGTGGTGATTATATTAGTAAAATGTTAGGCGTTAATGTTGCAGACGCAGTTGATTTAGAAGTTGTAACAGAAGAAGAACAATAACCCAATAATGGTTTTTAATGTCAGTTTTACTTGTAGATGGAGATAATTTACTTACGATTGGTTTTTATGGTGCAAAAAATTACTTTTACAAAGGCACACATTTTGGAGGAATTTATCATTTTATTAATACTCTTAGGAGATCGTTTGATGCATATCAATTAGATAAAATAGTAGTATTTTGGGATGGTGAAGAAGGTTCACAAACCAGAAAGAAGTTATATGTTCACTACAAGGAAAATAGACGCGAAAGGGTTAGAAGTGAAGAAGAATTAAACTCATACAGATACCAAAGACAAAGAGTAAAGCAATATCTTGAAGAAATTTACGTAAGACAAGGAGAATATCCATTTTGCGAAACAGATGATTGCATTGCTTATTATACACAAAACTCACCAAATGAGAAAAAGATAATCTATTCTTCAGACGGTGATTTAACACAGTTAGTTTCAGACAATACCCAAATTTACAATCCATCCCACAGAAAACTTTATAAACAAAACGAAATGATTGTTTATGAACACGAAGAAGTTCTAATTGAAAATGTTAGAATTATCAAAATGTTATGTGGTGATAATTCAGATTCCATTGCAGGAATTAAGGGTATGGGAGTTAAAAGACTTATTTCTCTATTTCCTGAAATCAAAACACAAAAACTTTCGGTTGCGGAAATCCAAGAAAAAGGTAATTTGCTTTTTGAACAAGACAAACACAATAAATTATTAGCTAATTTATTAACAGGTGTAACCAAATATGGTGTGTTTGGTAATGAATTTTTCGATATTAACAATCAAATCGTGAATTTAGACAATCCATTTCTAACTGACGAGGCGAAAGAAAATATACTTCTTTTAGTTAACGAGCCATTGGATCCAGAAGGTCGTTCATACAAAAATACTATGAAAATGATGGTGGAGGATGGATTATTCAGCGTTTTACCAAAATCAGATGACGCGTGGATAAACTTTTTAAACCCTTTCCTTCGTTTAACAAGAAAAGAAAAAAATAAAAAAATTATAAAAATTAAAGATTATGAGTAACCAAGAGTTTACAAAGTTTGAGTTTCTGTTGTCATTAGAAGGACATATTATTTGTCAAAGATTTTTCAACGTTAGGGAACATAACGAACAAGCAAGATGTTCGATGGATTTACATTATTATGTTCAAAATATTTGTGAAGATATTTCACATGATTTGAAAATAAAAAGTTCCGATTTTCTATGCGAAAATCTAAATTTTTTCCTAAATTCAGACAATGTGGAAGAATCAAACACCGGTGAAAAAGAACATTTTTTATTGGAAATTAAGCTAGACGATGATGTATTTATTCAAAGAATATTCCCCGCATATTACTACCATCCGAAGGTTAGATATACGGTAGATATTCGTCCAAAACTTAAGAGAATATTGGTAGATTTAACTGACATTTTATCATCTGAGGATTTGGAAACCTCCTATTTAGGATACGAATTATAATAAAAAAAACTATGGAAGAAAAGAATTTTGGAAAATTAGGTTTTTCATTTCAACAATCGTTGATTAAAGCAATTATTGAAGATAAAAAGTACGGCGAAACAATAATTGATGTTTTAGATAGCAAATATTTTGATAATATGTCTTTCAGATTTATTATGGAAAATATTAAAGAACTAAATGAAACATATAAAAAAATCCCCGATTATACCTCGTTAGAACAAAAAATCAAAGCTGAAAATGAAAATTCAGTAATGGCTAAAACTCATTTAGATACTTTGAATGAGATTAAGAATAACGAACAACAATCTGATTTTCCTAAAGAAACCGCTTTGAATTTTTGTAGACAACAACATTTAAAGAAAGAGTTAAAAAACGTTCATTCCATTATTGAAAATGGTGCTTTTGAATCTTACAATAAAATTGAAGAAATCATTCAAAAGGCATTACAAGTAGGGGTAATGAATGATGATGTTACAGATGTTTTCCACAATATTGAAGAGGCTTTAGAAAAAGATGTAAGAAATCCAATACCAACAGGTGTTGTAGGTTTAGATAACATGTTAAACGGTGGTTTAGGACGTGGACAATTAGGTGTTGTTTTGGCCCCAACTGGTACAGGAAAAACAACTTTAATGACTAAATTTGCAAATACAGCCTATAATCACGGTTTAGGTGTAGTACAAATTTTCTTTGAAGATAATCCGAATGACATTAAGAGAAAACATTATACTATTTGGTCAGAAATCGCACCTGATCAACAACCTGAACACAAAGAGGAAGTTATTGCTAAGGTAAACGAAATGCAAAAGGATAATAAAGGTTTCTTAAAATTGATTAAATTACCAAGCGGTGATGTAACAGTGTCTGAAATCAAAAATAAGTTAAGAAAATTAACTAACGAAGGTTATAAAATTGATTTATTGCTTATTGATTATGTTGATTGTATTGCACCAGAAAAAAATGGGTTTGATGAAGAATGGAAAGGTGAAGGTCCAATTATGCGATCTTTAGAGGTTATGACTGGCGAATTTGATATTGCTTTGTGGACAGCAACACAAGGTAATCGTGATTCAATTTCTTCTGAAATTGTAACAGGTGACCAAATGGGTGGTTCAATTAAAAAAGCACAAATTGCACACGTAATATTATCCATTGCAAAAAATTTAGTACAAAAAGAACATAACTTAGCAACTTTAACTTTGATTAAATCAAGAATAGGTAGAGATGGTATTGTTTGGGCAAATTGTAAGTTTAATAACGAATTCTTATTAATTGATACCGATTCACAAAATACACTATTAGGGCACGAAGAACAAAGAACACAAAATAATGCAGCAAGAGCAGCTGAGGCTTTACAAAGAACAAGAAGAGTAAGAGAAGGAGCAAACTAAAATTAAAACAAAAAAAATGAGTAAATTATTTACAGAAAGAATACCTTTTAAACCGTTTGAATATCCCGATTATTACAATGAAGGTTGGTTAAAACAAATGCAAGCATTTTGGTTACACACTGAAATTCCAATGCAGGGAGATGTTAAAGATTGGAATGAAAATTTGAACGAATCAGAAAAACATTTAGTCGGAAATATCTTATTAGGTTTTGCACAAACAGAATGCGCCGTATCAGATTATTGGACAGGTATGGTTACTAAATGGTTCCCAAAACACGAAATAAGACAAATGGCTATGGCGTTTGGTTCACAAGAAACTATACATTCAATAGCATATTCATATCTTAATGAAACATTAGGTTTAGATGATTTTGCTGGATTTTTACACGAACCTGCAACTAAAGCAAGATTTGAATTGTTAACTGAAACAAGTGCAGATTGGACTCCAAAAGATTTAGATACTAAATCACAGGCAAGAAAAGAAGTTGGTAAAAGTTTGGCAATATTTTCAGCATTCGCTGAAGGTGTATCATTATACTCATCATTCGCGGTTTTATATTCTTTTCAAATGAGAAATTTTTTGAAAGGTGTTGGACAACAAATGAAATGGAGCGTACGCGATGAATCATTACATTCCAAAATGGGATGTCAATTATTCAGACATATGTGTCAAGAATTTCCTGATTTATTGAATGATGCAAAAAATGATATTTTAGAAGCAGCAAAATTAATTCAACAATTAGAATTTGATTATATCGATAAAATGTTTGAAATGGGTGATTTAGAAAATCTTAAAAAAGAAGATCTGAAACATTTTATTTCACAAAGAATCAATGAAAAATTGAATGAGTTAGGTTATGAAAGTGCTTTTGAATTCAATAAAAAGAAAGCTGAACAGTTAGAATGGTTTTACCATTTAACAGGAGGATTAACTCACACAGATTTCTTTGCTATGAGACCTACTGATTACAGTAAGGCAGGTGAAGGAGAAAATTGGGACGATATTTTTTAAAAAAAAACTTTATATAAATTATGAAATACTACGGAGAAGAACTCGGTTGGGAAATAGGTGTCGACTACCCTGAATGGGCTAACACTGAAATATATGTTAAAACCATTTCAAAAGGTTATTTACAAGATGGTGAAAAACCTAAAGATGCGTATTGGAGAGTGGCAACAGCGGTTGCTAAAAGATTAGGTAAACCTGCATTAGCAACTAAATTCTTCGATTACATTTGGAAGGGATGGTTATGTTTGGCAACCCCTGTATTATCAAATACAGGAACTGATAGAGGTTTACCAATTAGTTGTTTTGGTATCGATGTAGGAGATAGTATCTTCGAAATCGGAAACAAGAATTTAGAATTAATGTTATTGGCTAAACACGGCGGTGGAGTTGGAGTTGGTATCAATATGATTAGACCTGCAGGTTCAAAAATAACTGGTAATGGAACATCTGACGGTGTAGTACCATTTATCAAAATTTATGATTCAACTATTCTTGCAACAAATCAGGGATCAGTTCGTAGAGGTGCTGCTTCAGTCAATATCAAAATTGAGCACAAAGATTTTGAAGATTTCTTGGAAATCAGAGAACCAAAAGGCGATGTGAATCGTCAATCATTAAACTTACATCAATGTGTTGTAGTTAGTGATAAATTTATGAAAAAATTAGAGGAAGGCGATTCTGAAGCGAGAAGAAAATGGAGTAAGTTATTACAAAAAAGAAAAGCAACAGGTGAACCTTATATTATGTACAAAGGAAATGTTAACAAACATAATCCTGATATGTACAAAAAGAATGGCTTGAAAGTTCATATGACTAATATCTGTTCAGAAATTGTTTTACATACAGATGAGCAACATTCATTTGTTTGTTGTTTAAGTTCTTTAAATTTAGCAAAATACGATGAATGGAAAGATACCGATTTAGTGTACACATCAACAATGTTTTTAGATGGTGTATTAGAGGAGTTCATTCAAAGAGCTAAAAATATGAGAGGATTTGAAAATGCGGTACGTTCTGCAGAGAGAGGTCGTGCATTAGGTTTAGGTGTTTTAGGTTGGCATACATACTTACAACAAAAAGGAATACCATTTGAAGGTTTACCTGCTCAATTTGAAACTCGTAAAATCTTCTCTCAAATTAAGATTGAATCTGAAAGAGCGAGTAGAGATATGGCTAAAGAATATGGTGAACCATTATGGTGTAAAGATTTTGGTATGAGAAATACACACTTAAGAGCTGTGGCACCTACAGTATCAAATTCTAAATTGAGTGGTAATGTTAGTAGTGGTATCGAACCTTGGGCTGCTAATGTGTTCACAGAACAAACAGCAAAAGGTACCTTTATCCGTAAAAACCCTGAATTAGAAAGAGTATTACGTAAGATTGGTAAAAACACTAAAGAAGTTTGGGATCAAATTTTAGCAGACGGTGGTTCAGTATTGGGATTAGATTTTTTAGATGAATGGTGTTTCATAGATTCTAAAGTTGTTGAAATCAAAGAAGTATCTGAAGACAATAAATTAAAAATTGTTTCTATCAAAGATGTATTCAAAACATTTAAAGAAATTAATCAATTAGATTTAGTTAGACAAGCAGGTATTAGACAACAGTATATTGACCAAGCGGTTTCATTAAATTTGGCGTTCCCTGCTATAGCAGACCCTAAATGGATTAATCAAGTTCACTTGGAAGCTTGGAAACAAGGTGTTAAAACACTTTATTATATGAGAACCGAATCGGTATTAAGAGGTGATATTGCAGCACAAGCTATGAATCCGGATTGTGTTAGCTGTGAAGCATAATATTTATAATAAAAACGAAAAAATGTTAGAAGTAAAAAAATTTTCAGCAAGTTGGTGTGGCCCTTGTAAAG